CACGTTTGTACAAGTGTAACGACTTTAGATACACCCACACAATCGACAGTTAGAGCAAATGGTATATTAATCGCAAGAGTTGGCGATCCGACTGTATCACACCCACACCCACCAGCGCCACCTTGTCCACCACACGTGGCAAATGTAAACGTTGGTTCATCAACAGTACGTATCGCTGGCGCATTTGTTGCTAGAATAGGTGATAGTGCGGATAGTGGCGCTATGATAAGTGGTTCGTCTAATATCTTTTGTGGATAATTTACTAATTTCATTATAAATATTCATACTATGCCAAGTTACAGTGTTGAAAATACATCTAATAAAAGTAAGAGAGTAAGTCGTATCTATAAAGATTTGGATTTAGACTTTGGTAGAAACGTTGTAACAAATGATGTAAATAGATTGACGGATGCAGAAGCGGTAAAACGAAGTGTTAGAAACTTAATTCAGACTAATCACTTTGAAAGACCTTTTCACCCTGAGATAGGTGGTAATGTTAGATCGCTTTTATTTGAACCAGTTACACCATTAACCGCATTAAATTTACAAAGACAAGTACAAGAAGTTTTAAATAATTTTGAACCTAGAGCAAAAATAAATCAAATTATTGCTCGACCTGATATTGATGGAAATAGATATCATTTAAGAATTATGTTTTATGTTATTGGAACACCACAACCAGTTGTTGTGGAAACATTTTTAGAAAGATTAAGATAATATGCCAAGTAATAAATTAGAAGTATCAGAATTAGATTTTGATGATATAAAAAGTAATCTAAAAACATTTTTACAAAATCAATCAGAGTTCCAAGATTATGATTTTGAAGGATCAGGTTTTGCTGTTCTATTAGATTTACTTGCATACAATACACACTACCTAGGATTTAATGCCAATATGTTGGCAAACGAGATGTACCTAGACAGCGCAGACATAAGAAAAAATATTGTGTCTTTAGCAAAGATGTTAGGTTACACTCCAACATCACCCAAGGCGCCTGTCGCAACAATTGATATAACAATTAATAATGGTTCAGGTGCTTCTGTTACTATGGATAAGGGTACAGTTTTTACAACAACTGTTGATGGAAGTTCATATCAGTTTGTTACAAACTCAGATGTAACAACAACACCAGTAAACGGAGTTTATAAATTTTCAAGTATATCAATTTATGAGGGTACTCTTATTACTTACAGATATACAGTTGATACGGCTGACCCTGATCAAAGATTTATTATACCAAGTGAGTTAGCAGATACAACAACATTAAAAGTAAAAGTTCAAAATTCATCATCTGACACAACCTCTGCAACATATACTAGAGCAACAGGTATTACTTCTTTAACATCTACAAGTAAAGTTTATTTCTTACAAGAAAATGAAGATGAAAGATTTGAAGTTACATTTGGTGATGGTATATTAGGTCAATCATTATCAGATGGTAACATTGTAATATTAGAATACATTGTTACAAATAAAGAAGAAGCAAATGGTGCGAGTTCTTTTTCTTTATCAGGTAACATTGATGGTTTTACAGATGTTACAATAGCAACGATTTCATCTGCTCAAGGTGGGGCAGAACCTCAAACAAAAGAATCAATACGATACAATGCTCCTTTACAATATTCAAGGCAAGATAGAGCAGTCACAACTTCTGATTATGAAACATTAGTACAAGAATTATATCCTAATGCTCAATCAGTTTCAGCGTGGGGTGGAGAAGATGATGAAACACCTGTATATGGTGTTGTAAAGATTGCAATTAAAGCAGCGTCAGGTTCTACGTTAACAGATGCAACTAAAACATCTATTGTAACTCAATTAAAAAAATATAATGTTGCTTCAGTAAGACCAGAGATCGTTGATCCTGAAACTACAAATATTCTTTTAACATCTACTGTTAAGTATGATGAAAAGGCTACAACAAAAGACGCAGATACATTAAAATCAGAAATTATAACAGCATTGAATAGTTACAACACAAACACATTACAAAAGTTTGATAGTATGTTTAGATATTCAAAGATTGTAGAATTAATTGATGATGTTGATACATCTATACTTTCTAACATAACAACATTAAAAATTAGAAAAACATTTACACCGACTTTATCTACTTCAACAAGATATGACATTTATTTTAGAAACTCAATCTATAATCCTCACACAGGACACAAATCTGCTGAAGGTGGTATATTAAGTTCATCAGGTTTTAAAGTTCCTAATGATGCAAATGTTTATTACCTAGATGATGATGGTTCAGGTAATGTAAGAAGATATTATCTTGTATCAGGTGTAAGAACATATGCAAACAATACACAGGGAACAATTAATTATTCAACAGGACAGATTACAATTAATTCATTAACAGTTGCGTCAATAGAAAATATAAGAGGCGCTTCATCGACAGTTATAGAATTAACTGTACAACCAAATTCAAATGATATTGTTCCTGTTAGAGATCAAATACTTTCAATAGACACAGCTAATTCAACAATCACAGTTTCTGCTGATACGTTTGTTGGAGGTTCTGCTGACGCAGGAGTAGGTTATACTACCACATCAAGTTACGGGACTTAATTAAATGGCAAAGTTCACTCGTAAAATAACAAACCTGATTAATTCACAGGCTCCAGAGTTTGTATTAGAACAACACCCAAAGTTTTTAGAATTTATTAAAACGTATTATACGTTTATGGAATCTGCCGAGTTGGTAGTAACATCTGTACAAACAACTGATGGTATTCAATTAGAAACAGAAACTGCTCAAACAAATACTTTATTGTTAGACGGTTCTCGTATTGATACAGATAGAACACAACTAGACGCTGGTGATAAAATTATTTTAGAAAGTTCTACGTATGGTAAGTTTACTCGTGGTGAAACAATTACAGGTCAAACATCAAACGCAACAGCGACTGTATTAGGTGAAGATTTAGATAATGGTCGTTTGTTTATTTCAGCACAAGACAAGTTTGTAATAGGTGAAACTGTATTAGGTGCCTCTTCAAACGCAAGCGCAATCGTAAATAATTATAGACCTAACCCTGTACAAAATATACAAGACTTACTAAACTTTAGAGACCCTGACAAAGCAATCTCTAATTTCTTAACAAAGTTTAGAAACGAATTTTTAAATACATTACCTGAAACTTTAAGTAGTGGTATTAATAAAAGAACATTAATTAAAAATGTAAAATCACTTTACAAAGCAAAAGGTACAAATAGAGGACACGAAGTCTTTTTTAAATTACTCTTTGGATTAGAATCAGAAACGTTTTATCCTAGAGAGCAGATGTTAAGAGTATCAGATGGACAATGGGATACTCAAAAGATATTAAGAGCAATTGCAACAATTGGTGATACATCAAATTTAATTGGAAGAACAATCGAAGGCGAAACATCTAAAGCAACTGCAATTGTAGAAAACGTATTTAAATTTCAAATTGGTGCAAATGAAGTATCTGAATTTATTTTAAATGAAGATAGTATATCAGGTACATTTCAAACAGATGAAGTTATTAGAGGAACTGAAACAGATGATGATGATGTCTTTATCAAAGCAATAGTAACAGGAATACCTACTTCTGTATCAATTACAAATGATGGTTCATTATATAACGTAGAAGATTCTATTTCAATCACAGGTGGAGGTCAAGGTGGTATAATACAGGTAGATGCTGTAGGTCGAGGTGGTATTACTGAATTTGTAATTGATGATTCAGGTTCTGGTTATGAAATTGGTGATGATTTAGTATTTACAAATACAGGAACAGGTGGAGGTTCAGCGTCAGCAAAAGTTTCAGTTGTTAATGGAGGTTTTACGCAAGAAACTTCTACATCATTAGTTGACGATCACATCATATTAGAAGATGAAACTGTAAGAGGTGATGTTTATACAGGAAACAAAATAGTACAAGAATCAGGTACAGGTTCTGGTGATATAACAGATATAAGAATTATAAATGCTGGAAATAATTATCAATCATTACCTGTGGTTACAGTAGATGAAACAAATGGATCAGGTGCAGTTGTTTATGCATATGGTTCTCAAATTGGTAGAGTTTTAGCATTAAAGATTGTAGAGTCAGGAGCAGAATATCAACAATCACCAACACCTCCAACAATCGCATTACCAAGTTATCTAATTATAAAAGATGTATTAGGTTCTATTTCTGCTTCAGAAACAGTTACAGGTTTAGATTCTAGTTCTACAGTTGTAACAGCAACAGTTGTTTCATATTCATCTAGTTTAGGTTTATTAAAAGTATCTAGTGCATCAGGTACGTTTGCCGCAGATACTGAATTAACTTTTTCTGGTGGCGCAACGGCAACAACAGCGATTAATGATTTTGGTACAGCGTCTATTAGTATTGGACCAGTTGCCGATACTGCAGGTGCTTATATAAACCAAGATGGACAGATTTCAGAAACTACTATGAAGATACAAGATAGTTTATACTATCAGGACTTCTCTTACGTTATTAAAGTTGGTCGTACAATTAATGACTGGAGAGATTCATTTAAGAAAACAATGCATACTTCTGGTTTCTACTTTACAGGTCAAGTAGATATTCAAACACAGGTTAATGCTCAATTGAGAAGTATGACGGGTGTTAATTCATCTGAAATATATGAAGGTGTTGCTTTAATTGTAAATACTTTATTCTCAACTATTTTTGGTAGAAGATTAGGAACAGTAGATGATGGTACTTCATTGAACGCAAGTCCACAAGTTGGACTAGACCCATTATTTGATACAAGTACAACAGATTTCTTTACACCAAATACAAGAGATGTTACATTAAAACGATCAATGACTTTAAAAATACCTAGTATTGCTAAAATTACAATACGAGGTGATGAATACAAATATGGTTACGCTTATTGTGGACCACGTATGAAAACTTTAAATATCTATGATAATCCTTTTGGAACAGACAATATGTTTAGCCCTAATCACCCTAATGTACAATCAGGTACCGTAGGGAATGACTCTACTATAGCCTCATATATACAAGGTATGCCATTATCAGCGTGGGCAGAACATAGAATTATAGGGACAAATAGTTCAATAGATGGTAGCGAAGTTCAAATACAAGATTACGGAAATGATAATCTTAAAACTTATTTAACTTATCCTACCGAAATTAGTATAAGTTATTAAAAAGATGTATAAATATAATTAATTAAGAGGAATATATGCCAGCGATTATAACAAACAAATTTAGAATCCACAACGCAGAACAATTTGTGGAATCTTTTTCAGAGGCCGCACCAAATGTCTATTATCTAGGTATTGGTAGACCACAAGCATTCGGCACCTTAACAAGAGGTGACGGTAGAACAGACAATCAAGGTTCTGACACATCACCATTAACACCTGTAGATTCAATAAAAGACGAATATGAATACTTTGATGATTTTCTTGCTGCTAAAAAAGTAACATCTTCTGATGTTTCTTATGTGATACCAAGAAGAAATTGGACGTCTGGAACAGTCTATGATTATTATAGACACGATTACGGAAATAGAATT